TGCTCGCACCCTGATTCGTAGGGAATGTGATGTTCCCCACTCCATTTGCCCCGGCACACGTTATTCCCCTATCCGTCCTTGAGGAATGCGCTACTGGCGCAATGTCCCTCATGCTCGTGACATTATCATCTGCATCCGTGCATTTGTCACTACCAGCATCGAAGCAGAATACGAGAGAGTCAGGCACTACCTTTGGGCCATAGTGCATTAATACTCCACCACCATCTTTCCTACGTCCACCCTCTCGGCCTGTATGAAGTAGAAGCAATCTATCGGTGAATCGGTCTGCGTCCCTACATACACCTTGTTGCCCTCTATGTGATCGACGTAGATCTGCTGGAAGCCATTGTTGGGTGTCAGTTGAACCGTTATCGTATCAGCGTCCACGAGTCCCAACCAGTAATCCGGCAGTTCGATGACATCTCCTTCCAACCTACCCCTGACATACACTCCATGTTCCGGCCCCTCAAGAGAACCGTGATGCAATCTCTTGCCTTCTTTCGTTGGGTGTTCTATGTCGAAAGACTTTGTAGCGGCTGAGAATGCACCTGCTACTGTGACATTACCATTAGCCGCAATTGTCATTCTTGTGGTTCCTGCGGTGTTGAACTTCTGAATATCTGTTTCAAACTGAATAGTGTTGTTAGTATCTCCTGTGTGGACAATTCCACTTGCAGTTGCAATCCAACCATTGACATCTAATGGGAAGGTAGCACTCGTAGTTCCTATTCCGACATAACCATTGGATAGTATTCTCATTGCCTCTGTTCCCGAAGCATCAGTATCAGCATTTAGGGCCGCAGTAAAGAATCTAATATCAGTAGCAGGTTCTCCTGTTCCTGTTCCACCACCCAAATACAACCTATTAGTGGTAGCATCTGCATAACCATAGATTAGATTGTAGTCGTTATTGGTGTAAGTTCTACCTAATATCCTTGAATCCTTTACAGTATTATCAGAATCCGTGCTTGCTATCATCACATTACCAATAACGTGTAGTGGTGTTTGTGGACTCGTAGTGCCTATTCCGACCTTACCAGCAGATGTGATCTGCATAGCATGAGTGCTACCTGCATCCGCCGCAGTTCCACCACTTGATGTGTTGAATGCTATACTACCTGCTTCCGAACCATCTGTGTTGTCTTCTATCTGTAAGAAGATTGCGGCATACTCATGTGCGGCAGTTGTGGATGCTGAGTTTCCTGCTCTCCCGATAATCCCCATCCCGTATCCTTCGTTGTTCACAGTCCGGTTCAGGTGAATCATGTCGTGTCCTGAATCTGTGATAGTTAGTTTTCCAGTTGGTGCAGTAGTGCCTATTCCGAACTTCCCTGTTGATTCATCGAAATAGAATCCTGTTGCGGTGTTTGTCCCGTATAGGTGGAAGTCCCTTGTTTTGGTGTCAAGGTTGTTAGTGCCGCTAAACGCACCAAACTTCATCCATGAAGTATCAGACGAATCCATGTCTCCTAGTCCTAACCAAGCACCACTTGAAGCGGCCTGTAACGTAGCGGCATAATTGTCAGTCGTATCCCATGCTCTGACTAGGGGATCAGTATCGGTCTTGACAACTAACTCTTGGTCTTCATTATCGAGATAGATACCAGTAGAGGTTACACCATTGATTAGTTGCTCATTGGAATCAACATACAACTTTCTTCTGATTGATGGATCAACGTTTGATGAACCTGTGTTGGTATCATGGGTTGGGTCTGTCTCACCTACATTGGTATTGAAATAGTCGAAGTAGCAGTTAGTGTGACATTGAATGAGTTTGATGTGTCGAAGTTCCCAATCCTCATCTCTTTTCTGATACAAACTTGCGTAGGGATTGCTTCCTCCTGTTCCAGCATTATACACCATCCTGAAGGTAGTATCATTATCTGCTACGTTGTCATCCCAACCATCAATGATGAATTCCTTAGTCCACCATCCGTTGCTATCCTGAGTTCCATACTCCCCGCGAACATATATATCGAAACTTGAACGACCAATTCCTCTTGCGGTACAAGTAAATTTAGCAGAGAAGTTATCATATTGCCAGTTATTAGCATCACTACCTCCATCCGTCTTAGGTGTCCATCTGAATACTTCATACCAATCATTATCCTCAGTTGAACCAGTTGAACCCATGACGAAGGTGTTAGCACCATAGATGTCAGAATGACTTCCCGACTTTAGGAAACCATACGTCTTGATGTCCTTATTGTTCTGAATCTCCATAGCAGTTTGATTGCTTGCATTGACTCTCAGTTGTAGGCTCGCGGCAGTTGAGTAAGTTGGAACATTGCTACTGTAAGAAGTTGCTACTCCGTCTTCATCTCCCCTAATAGCAAGAGGCCCACCAGTTCCGGCCTTGATGTATGGGTTGGATGTTGTTCCGAATGAAAGATGATGACCCAATGTAGTCTGTGCATCTTCTATTTTTATCCTTTGAGCATTGTTTGTTCTTAGAGTAATAGGCGAAGAACCACCAATAGTAGTGATGTCCAAACCTGTTCCATCTGTGATGAATCTGACATCGAAGTCATCAGATGTGCTATTCTTCAGATCAATGTAAGCACCGCTATCTCCTTGCATCTCTATGCGACCATATCCGCTTGAAGTGATGGCTAATTGCCCCGATGGATCATAGGTCAAGGACGATTCGACACTCATCTCATCTGCGTCTTTGTAGGTCAAGACCCCATTGGCCGTGCTACCATCGAAGTTGATGAGATCGGATGTGTATGCAAGTTGGCTCGCCGTTCCCCAATTAGTAGCGGCTTGGTCTGCTTGATAGTGATAGATTGCCTTAGTGCTTTTATCGAAAGCAAGCACGTTTGCATCATGCCCGGATGCATCAGACCATGTGTTCAGGACAATAGCATCCATGTAGTTGCTACCGTTTGTCGAGCCATCCTCCAATCCTTCCTTCGATGTGAAAAATACGTTGAAGTCATTCGCGTAGGACAAATCCTCCGGTGCTAAGTCCCTGTCATTGACGGCATTCAGGCCCGCTACGTTGTCGATAGTCAGGGCAACCGTGCCTGTGTTGTTCGGTAGCGTGATCGTCCTATCAGCCGTTGGATCTGTTATCGTGAGGGTGGTTTCGTGAGCATCAGCAGTAGCCCCCTCAAACACTATGGCGTTCTGGGCCTCCATAGTGACGGTATTCACTTGAGTCGTAGTCCCTGCCACAGACAAGTTAGGAACAAGTAGTGTCCCTGTGCTTGGGTTGTATCTCAAAGCACCCGTGTCATCCAATAGCGCATTTGACTCATCATGGAACACTACGGGGAAGTTGGTGTTGGCCGTGCTATCGGAGACTGTCACCGTTGCCGCTAGTGTGGCGTTGGTTGCGGTTCCCGCAATGGAACCGGGGATCGTAGTGGTCTGTCCATCTGCGGCTACTGTCATAAAGAGATTCTTGGAACCCTGCCCGGTATAGAACCTAGTCACACCATAGGCATCTTGCTCTATGTGGGTACTACTGTCCGTTCCGACTTCGTTCTTTAATTCCAAAGCAGTAATTGATGAGTTTCCTGAAGTCGCAGTATTGGATATGAGAACCCCTGTGGATGCATCAGAAGCACTAGCGGCAACATGAAGTGGCACGGATGGACTCGTAGTTCCTATTCCGACTCTCTGCTCACTACCATCAAATCTAACGTATTCAGTTCCCGAACCTACTCTGATGATTACATCGCCATCAGGGTCTAATGAGATATTTCCATCTGCTCCTAAGTGTAAATCCTCAACTGTGTCGGCATCTGCACCAATGTAAGTATCTGTGGAATCGAAGTAGATTTTCTTGGTTTGTGCTACATATATATCTCCTGTAAGTCCAATATCTCCTGCTACATCTAAAGTTTTAGCAGGACT